TAAGGGTATCAAAAACGAAGATTCAGGTCCAGATAAAGAAGCAACAACAGTTTAGTTTGTTGCCGCTTCATATAAGTAGTATGACACAGTAACTCTGAGTCAGTGTGCTATCCCCATTGCGACAACCTCAGTCTGGAATTACACTCATCAAGGGTGGAGACCTCGTTGTTGCCGGGTATGCTAGCGTAGAAGTAGTTGACAAGCAAGGAGACAAAATTACGAAAGAAGCATTGAAAGGCGCATTCAAGAAATACATGGAGGACCACAGATACAGAAACGTGCAATTAGCGCATTCTAACATTCAAGTGGGTGAAGTAATTCCTAATTATACAGATAGTGAAGGGAGGTTGTGGAAAAGCGAAGTTGACGATGTCGGAATGTTTGTAGTTGTAGAATTACGAGACGACATCGAAAAAGCAAAGGAAGTCGCTGCCGAAATACGAAAAGGCTCATTGAGAGGTTTTAGTATTGGAGGGCAGGCATTCAAACGAGTCAGAAAATCAGACCCGGTACATGGAGACTACCAAGAAATCAGCAAACTTGAACTACACGAAATCACAATTTGTGAGAAAGGAATAAATCCAGAAGCAACATTTAGGATATTAAAAGAAGATAAAAACAAGGTGAAAAAAATGACAGAAGCAGAAAATGATGTAATGACGCAAATGACAGATGTCCTGTCACGTCTGGAAGGAAGACTCGACTCCATGGAGAAAGGGGAAATGCCACCGGGCTTGAAAGAGCATATGCAAGGCAAGAAGAACGACGACGACGGCGATGAGAAAGACGACGAAGAGAAAATGTATGGTGACAAGAAAGAAGCCATGAAAGATGAAGAAGACAAAGATGTCGAAAAATCACAATACTCTGACGTTATCTCCTCTGAGTACCTAAATTGGATGGAAGACACTCTGAAGAGTGCAGGTGTGGACACAATTTCCGCACGTGCTCACTTTGATGATGTCAACAAGGCAAACCTTGGTTCTACCCCAGAAGAAATTGGAGACGGAGCAACAAGGTTTGGTGGACAAGCACCAAAGAGGGAATCCGTAGACGGAAAGCCAGAAGTCCCCAAGGCCAACTTTGGCTCTGGTGGAAAAGGCAAGAAATCCACACTAGAGAAGTCTGACTTCCTAACAGCAGACAGAGTATCTGACTCAGACATCGAGGCAGCATACGAGGTCTACAAAGCAGCAGCACTGGAGCAGGAGTTCAAGGGAAGCCTAGAAAACCACTTCTCCAGCAGATTCGCATCAGAGAGGCAACACGAAATAGCAAAAGCAGAAGCAGCAGCATTCGATGCTCGCAGCCCACTAGCCGCTATCGAGAAGTCTCTAGCCGCTCTTACAGAGCGCATCGACAGCATCGGCTCAGTAGAGTCCGGTTCTACAATCGCAAAATCAGCAGCATCCCTTCCAACCGTTGAAATCCCTTCAACTGAGGAACTCGCAACAATGAGTTGGGACGAGGTACATAACCTCGCAAACAGCACCTTCAGGAGTGATTAAGAATGGCAAGAAACTACGTACGCACAATAACAGACATGGAAAGATACTACTACGGAGCAGGTAACTCAATGGGTTACTCCTACTCCGGCAGTGAACTATTGAAAGCAGATGCACCAATGCTCTCTTCAACCGCTGGAACATACAATGCAATCTACGGACGCAAAGTATGGTCGCAGATGAACCAAGAGTTCAACGCATTCAGCATACTACCGAAGAGACCTTGGGACAGGTCAGGATGGAGAGTTCTAACTGACAAACCTAACTCAGGCGCAATACACGGTGGAGTTGCAGAGAATGCAGCCCTACCAGACACAGTAAAGCCAAAGTTCGAGCACGTGGCAGCAAAACCAAAGACAATCGTTCACACGTTCGACATGTCCGAGACTGCTATCTTCCTTGCTGACAAGGATGACGGAATGGGCGACATACGCTCAGTCCTGAAAGAAGAGATGGGCAAGCACCACGCAGAGATGACCAACAAGATGCTTCTAACAGATGTATCTACAAAGGCTGGTAACAACTTCGAGTCTCTTGACAGAGTAACTATCGGTGACACGAGTGTAATGGCCGCTGGCGGTACTCACTACGATGACAACGACGAGGACATCTACTCCATCGACAGAAGCGCAACTACTGGCGGCTGGGGATATGCTGAGGCTAACACTGGTGGCACTGGCGCAACTGACAGGGTTCTAAGCCTAGACCAACTAGACGACCTATTCCAGAAAATCTGGGTACGTGGTGGAAACCCCAAGGTCATTCTAACTGGATACGACACTCTGATGAGACTACAGCAACTGCTACAGTCCCAGCAGAGGTTCATGGAAGAGAAGAGAGTCACCCCAACCTACAACGGTGTCAAGGGTGTACCGGGAATGGAAGCCGGATTCGTAGTAGCAACCTACAACGGAGTTCCAATCATCCCTTCCAAAGACGTAGAATCAGATGTAATCAGCAGGATGTACTTCCTAGACACTGACTACATGTACTTCAGCACGGCGATACCAACACAATACTACGAGAGTGGAATTGAGACTGGTGACCCATTCGCAATCAACAGACTAGGGCAAGAAGGAATGTACAGGACCATGGGAGAACTATGGACGACTTTCTTCGGTGGACAAGGGAGCATTCGTGACCTTAAGTGAGTCAGTCTGGAGATAATGGAGGAATAAAAAATGGCACACGTACAAACAACAGTAACAACGACATACTTAGACATACCAATGGGTGGAAACACTGGTGGGGCATTAGAAAATGTCCCTAACGCAGACGGCACAGTAGCCGCTAACACAGCATGGCAAAGTGCAGGTGGAGCAGCATTCGTTGCAGGAACGTCAGGATACCCCGGTACTCTGGATGCTTTCGGAGCAACGAACACGCAAGGTACTAACAAACCAGTATCAGGTCTACGATTGATTTCGGTTAGTCTGACTGGTGATACTGGTACTGCACACACCTTCGATGTGAATGCTTTCAACAGCAATTACAGCAAGGTCTACGCAGTTCTGAGTCTAATCAACGACACAGATACCGACGAGTCCCTACTCGCAGCAGCAACAGTAGTTGCTCATGAGGCTGGAACAGTCGCTTACACCACCGCTGGAAACACAGACGTAGTTCTACTAACGGCTATAGTAGGCTGAGGTGGTTTCAGTTGCCAACCGTAACTTTTCTCGGACCTCACCACAGGAGAAACTCTCCTGATGGTGGGCCTGAGTTTGTTAGGACGGAATCGCAGGAAAAAACCCAAGAGTGGGTAGACCAATGGAGAAACAGATTACCAGCAGAAAGGTGGGCAATCGAGGGAGACGAACCCCTCACCACCGATGCTGGTAACGACGGTCTACCAGATGATGGATGGCGCAGAGCCGATATCATAGATTGGATAAGAGATAACGGCGGAACTGTCGGTAGGGTCTACCAAACCAAGACTCAACTACTAGCACAAGTCGATACAATTCTAAACCCACCCGCACCTGAGCCGGTTGTCGAAGAGATAGCCGAAGAGCCAGTTGTGGAAGAAGTGGTTGAGGAAGCGGTCGAAGAGACGGCAACAGAAACAATAATGGAGGAATAAAAAAATGGCAATATCATTTGACCCAAGACCAACGATAATAGGAAACCTAGTGCTAGTGACTGGTACTTTTGCAGACGGCGATACAAGCATAGACTTCTCAGGACACTTGGCTAGTCTAGTTTACGGCGATGTAATAGTAGTAGGCGGAGACAACAACCCGACTGAGGAAGCAAACCCGGTAGCAATTGGTGCAAACGGCACTACCCTGCACTTTAGTGAGAGCGCATCTCTAGGCGGAAGGTTCATTGGCATAGGTTTCCGCAATTAAGGCGGTGACCTAGATGGCAAAGACACTTACGATACTTGGACCGTTCGCCCCTACTGACTTCAACAGCAGTAGTGCGAAGACGACGATGCAGAACGCAGTGATTGCTGCTATAGGCAGTAACGCACCTGTGGCAGTTGACCCACATACGATTCTGGGTAACGTGTATATATTTGTGACAACGAGTTGATGGTGAGGGATATGAATGGGTTTCGATATACAAACTCTTGAACTCAGCGACATAGAACGTGCACAGAAGCAGAACGTCAAACTAGCAGAGACTCTTGGAACTGGCTCGGTATTCAATACCGACAAACCTCTGGCAGGCACTGTCAGCAAGCAGAACAAGAGAGTCGAAGACATAAGCGATATACTCAACATAGGTGCAGGAACACGGTGCAAGCACTGTGGTCTCCTTCACTTCATGTTCGTGGAGAAGTGCAGTTCATGCAAGAAACCGATGGAGTACAACATGGGCCACAGGAATGAGGAGGCTCGGTGGTAATGCCACAGGTGTTCAGTCCCGGTGAGGCAGAGACAAGGCCTCTTGACCCCACTGCGATTGTATACACCACAGCACAGAAAGTCGCAGATTTACTAGACATAGGACCACAAGAAGCAGTTCTAATGAGCAAAGATGCAGACTCTGATGCCATATACATCACTGGTGCTGACTATCGTAATATCGGATTTTCAGTAGGAGATAAAATACGAATCTACAGTGACGCTGACCCCCTAGGTGAAGAGGACCTCTCCATCACCGCTATCGGCAAAGGTACTTCAACTAAGGCTGGTAGTGTCAAACTCACATTCTCAGGCGCTACTCTCACTGCTACTGACTACGAGGTAGCAGACAATGGATACGTGCAGAATCAAGCATCATTCACCAACGGCAGGACAAGAGGACTGACCAAGGACAAGGTGGATGCCATCATCAGACGCATGCAGGACAAGATAGACAACATGACACACAACTCATGGAGACCGAATCTCGTCACTGCTGAGTACATCAACTTCGACACATACAAACCATACAGGCGTAGGTACTACACGGATTACGTGGGTACTACCCCTCTTCTATATAGAAACGTACAGCAACTCCTACGTCTAGAACTATGGCAAGGAGATGACTACAGGGAGATTGGTGCAGCAGAAGCACGTATTATCATACCAGATAGTGTGAACACCTTATCAGGCTCTATCGTTCTATGCCCCGGAAACAGCACAGCATCTACTGTCACTTTGACTATGGGCACTGCATCCAATCAGTGGAGAGCAGACTTCGACAAGATAACCACAGCACAGAATCTCGCTGACCTAATCAACAAGGAAGATAGGGTCGGAAAGGCAGGAGTGGACTTCTCACCCGCTTTCACATTAGAGGGGAGCACCTCTAACGTAGCAGTGAACAACGAGTTCCTTGCTACAGCAAACTCCGATTTAGGCAGTGGTATTGTAAAGATAACAAGCATGAGACCGATAAAGGGGGGAGAAACATGCACAATCGCCTCCACTAATTCCAATGTCACTATAGATGCAGCAATCGGTAATACTGCTGTTGTCAATAGTGTTACGACTAGCGTACTAACTGTACACACGGTCGATGGAGACGGTAATGTGACAGCAAAAAACACAACATCCAATTTCGTGGATTCTGGAGTCTTATCCGTTGGTGATACAGTTATCAGATACACAGGTAAGACCTCAAATGTACTCGATGCTAATGGGAATGTGACCTCACATGGTACATTCACTGGTTGTTCTTCTGTTGTAGGTTCTTCAGTAGACGACTTGAATGGGCTTACTGTCACTCAGCATAAAATGGATGTTGACCTACAGGGAAGCACTGGAGACGGTGGCAGGCTACGTGACTTCTGGCTAGACCCTGAGATGGGAATCATATACTTCAACAACTCATACCCGTTCTTCGAGTGGAACGCAGTCAAGGCATCCTACATCTACGGAGAGAGGTATCTTGAGAAGGCGATAGAGGACATGTGCACCAAGATGGTAGCCATAGACTTACTCATGAGCGATGATAGGAGCGTTCTCATACCTGAGGGAACGCAGAACGTAGACCTCGCATCCAAGATACAGATGTACAAGATGGACATAGAGAACACCATACCACGTTACAAAGAGGTGGTAAGTTTCCTATGACCAAGTATGACGCAGGAGACGAGATGCGAGGTAGAATCAGGGATACCTTTTCTGAGAATATATCCAACCAAGCAGAACTACTCAACTACTTCACAAAGAATCCATCCAACCTCAGAACGAGGAAGGAGAGGGAGGAGATGATGTCTGAGGGACTGACGAACGATGATGGTCTCATTACTGTAACAAAGACAGGTCTCCCAGCATCACAGGAAATCATAGACAAGGTGATGAAGAGAGTGGACGAGAGGATGCTCACAGAGGGAAATCCTGAGATAAGGGAGCACAACTTCAACTACAGAGGTGGCAAACTACTACCGATTGCAGAGGTGAAGAACTAATGGTAGCGACTTTCCTAGAGGGCATAGACGCTGTTCTCGCTGTCCTGAAAGACAATTGGAACAGGGGGAATACGGGCAACTACAAGCCTATCATCATAGACATAGCAGACGTAGGACCAGAGCGTGGAAAGAGGCTGGACATGAAGAACCACGACTACATCATGGTCTTCGAGACGGCACACAACGAAGAGACACCGGAACTATTGTATGACTTCGTTACCACTAGAATAAATATCACGTTGGATGCGAGAACCATGAGAAGCAGAAAGCACTTGCAACTCATGGAGAATGAGATAAGAAGAGCAATCCACACCAAGCGCAAAGGAGACGGTGAGAACTACGACAGACTGGTGTTCAAAACACGAACGGATTTGTCCGATAGGAGCAAAATGTTGTTCAGAACGACCTTTCAGATAGAAGTTGTTATCTTTGCAGAGTTAATCCCATGAGGTGAGAGAGAGCCATGCCGTCAACAGTTTATCGTGGAGACCTGACTGAAATCACGTTCGGTCACGAGTCAGGTATCACAATAGAGCACAATGCATTCGGCACTGTGAGGTTCATTGCCAAGTCCGGTGCAAGAGACAAAATCAAGGATACAAGCGTCATCAAGTTCAGTGGTGGCGCATCGGGAGCACCGATAGACAGCACCAAGATTGCCTTCCCAAGAGGCATGTTGGTCGGCAGTCAACTCGTCTTCAGCGGTCTGGATGGCGACCCTTGGGATGCTAATGACAACTACAGCGTGTCTGGTAGGGTATACACCATAGTCGCTCAATCCGACATCGAACTCACCATATCCCCACATCTGCTTACAGACCACAGCAGTGGTGACATAACGTCAGACTCAGGTGCTCTGCACATACTTCCATTCAAAACTCCCAGCATGGACACATCCATGACTCATGCAGGTCACGCAAATGATGCTGCTGAGAGGGTTCTCACTGACCAGTTCGTAGGACTGGTAGGCACTGTGGCTCTACCTGAGACCGTCGTGGACCTGAAGAGATACCACGTGGTCGGTCTAGGTCGAGACGTAGCAGTACAGACTCCGGGCAGGTTCATCAATACAGGCGGCTCTTTCGAGTGCAACATACACAACGGTCGTTGGTTCTACTACGCACTAGGTCACGAGTTGGCCAAACTACCACTAACAACCATAACCGGTAAAGTCGAAGAAACTATCGCAGCAGGAACGGCCACCCATATACAATTAGACGGGGCAATCACAGGAGTCGGTGCTGGAGATGCAATCTTCAAGAGCGACGGGACATATGTAGGTAGATTGACCGCTGTTTCCGATAGCGGAGCAAACAGTACCATGAGATTCGAGGAGGGTGGCACTAAGGTTCAGTTGACGACAGCAGACACGCTCGCTTTCAGTCCATCTGCTCTGTGTGGTCCTACAAGTACTACAACAAGCCTAGAGACTGACGGTGCTATCTCGCCCGGTGACTCCTACTTCGCCTACAGTGGCACTGCTGTCAGCGAACTAGGTGCGGGTGACAACGAAGCACCAGCAGCAGGCGACTATGTGATAATCCCTGAGTTCAACACCACAGATGTACACACTCACAGGGAAACAGCAAGCGACGGCACTTGGCCAGCACAGGGCGCTGATAGCGTCATAAGCAAGGCTATCAAGACCGAGATAAGAAGGATAGTCGCCATAAACAACAGCAAGATATGGGTCGATGACCCTTTCAACTTCAATCATGACACCGACATGGACATCTACTTCTGTAGGTTCATGGCAGACGGGTCTAACGGTAGTCCTAATCTCCTCACCACAGCGGCTAGTTCTAGTGCTGGGACTTTCGGTACATTACAGAATCCAGTTGAGAAACTCATCTACTCCAGAACCAACCTACCATCTTTCGCTATGGAGGTTAGCATCAGGAGAAATGACACAGGTCTTGGTGCAGGCACAGCAGCGACAGAGGTCGTGGATGGTAGTGCAGGTGACTCAAAGCAACTCACACGTGTCTTCCGTGGATGCAAGGTGAAAGACTTCTCACTCAAGGCTGATACTGATGCTGCCTTAAAAATGACAGTGAACTTCGATGCTGCTCTATGTTACACCGACACTGGTAGATTGGAAGACTCAGAAGAAGGTGACAGGTACGACGCACACAGACTCTTCGAGGATACGGCCAACACAGAGGTCAAGAGGAAGGAGTCCGGCATAGCCAAGAGGACTCAGAAGCCATTCATGTTCTACAATGGTACGATGAGGGTCAAGGGCACTACCCTTGGGCAAGTCGTCAGTTTCCAACTCAACGGCAGCACCGGAGTGCAGCAGTTCTACACCATCACAGGTGCTAACGTCGCTGACTCTAAGACCGACCAAGTACCATACGCAGGCACTAGAAACCCAACCATATCCGTCGCTGGCAAGACCGAGTACGACATGGAGATGGAGATAATAGTAGACGACCCGCTGTTCTACCACAACATGAGAAGAAGCATAGATAACTTCGATGACACTACAACAGACACCACTGACGCTGACATGATACGTTTATCATTCGTCAAACAGGGCGGTAGTGGTACTAAAGAGACCATAGAGATTCTAATTGATGACTACTTCATTACAGAAGCACCACTGCCCATACCTGAGGACAAAGGACCGATAAGGAGCATGCTGAAGATAATGCCTAAGTCAATCAAGGTCATAACGATTGACCCTGTGTTCCATTCCTGAGGTTTTGAAGATGATGCCAGCACTAAGAGAGAGAGCCAAGAGATTCAACAGAATCTCCAAAGAGGACTACCTCTCTTGGATGTCCAGTAGGACTGGTGTAGAAATCACACATGTACCATCAAGGGAGAGAGCGCACATAGACGCTGCTTTCGAGGCTGCTCTTGCTGCACCTGAGGTGGTAGAAGAGCAACCCGCTTGGGTGGATGCTGCTGAGGAAGTACTAGCGCAAGTAGAACCTGAGCCAGAACCTGAGCCAGAACCTGAGCCAGAAATGCAACCTGACGTTCCTGAGGAAATACCTGACCCTGATGAGGATGAGGAACAACCTGACGTTCCTGAGGGAATAACAACCGATTCTCCATTTGACATAGACATAAATTACGATTCGATGACTGTCGCAGAACTACGTGACATATGTAGAGACAGAGGACTTACGATTCGAGGTACTAAGGCTGAAGTCGTGCTCCGACTAAGGAGAGACGACGAAGGCATTACCGAAGAAACACAACCAGATGATGAGACCGAAGCCCCCGAAGAGGAAATACCAACCTCACCCGGTGACACTGTGACCGAAGAAATGGCTGCTGAGGAATCGTCGGATGCCCCCGCTGAAGAAGCGGCTGTAACCGAGGAAGTGACAAACAATGACGAAAGTAGTGAACAAGAGGAAGATATTAACGAATAAAGAAGAACACAAACATGAGATACAAGTCGATAGGGACGACCCTGAGGCTATCATGGAAGTGTGGATAAGAGACATAACTTATCTAGATGTACAGAAAGCAGCACAAACGATGTTCGTGGTGAATGAATCTGGCGTTTCTCTTGATTTAGAGGCATACTGGTCGTATGCTTTCACTAATTGGGTCGTAGGCACTAACCCGGAACTGACCATAGAAGAAATGAGACAACTCAATGCATATGCTGGTGAGCAACTAGCATCGCTCCTCCCGAAGCCTGATGAGATGGCGGAGGCTATGCAAGGGGGGTTTACCAAAGCGAGCAACTGAGGGTTGAGAGTTTTCTGAAGAGACAAGCAATAGAGTCATCAGAAGACATCGAACTCCAACTACAGTTGTTTGCATACAACATAGCAAAACATTACGGGATTTCACTGACAGAGGTATACAACATGAGCGAAGAGATATTCAGACAGTCTCTAGTATGGGCCATGGTGTACGACGCAGAGGAAGAGAAACATGCAGAGGAAGCGAGGGTCAGGTCCAATACTGAGAGCAATGACATAGTAAAACTAGACTACTCCTTCTTGCAGGAGGATGACTTCTAATGGCATTCGCTCCAATATTGGCATCCCTTGCAGCCATCAACTCATCAACCACTTTGATTCAAGGCGGTATAACTGCTGTACAAGGCGGTATAAGTATGATAGGCACGCTTTTCAGTGCAGTATTCAACAAACTAGGACAACTCGCTGTGAAGATATTCACCAAGATTAAGGATTTCATAAAAGACAAGGTGATACCTGCACTTGAGCCTTTCATAGGTATAGCGAAGAAGGTGTTCAATGGTGTGTTGAATATAGCAAAGAAAGTAATAGGCTTCATCGTTGATGGCTTCAAGAAGATACCTGAGGCTTTCGGCACGATAAAAGAGAAACTGACAAATGCCATAGTGGGCATACCTGATTTGTTTGGCACTCTCAAGGATAAAGCAATAGACAAACTGGTTGCTCTAAAGGACTTCATCTTCGGTATACCGTCTAAGATAAGCGAAGCAATAGGGAAGGCATTCAGTAAAATAGGCAAGTTGGTCAGTGGATTAAAGAGCAAATTAGCAGGTGTTGGTAAGTTCATAGGCGACCAGTTCGCCAAGGTAGGCGACATAATGCTGTGGCCTTTCAAGCAAGTTTGGAATATAATCAAGAAAATCAAGGATGCAATCGCTGGTGCTGTTGGTGGTCTGATAGACAAAGCCAAAGGACTATTCGGTGGTAATAAAAAGAAGAAAGAATCTGGTGGTACTCAAATAGGAACTGCTGTATCTGGTGGGGTTAATCAGTACTTCACAATGAATATCAACATCTCAGGAGTGACAGACCGTTCTGACAAGAGACAACTAGCCAGAGAGTTAGGTGAATTGATGCAAGAGGAAACTGCCAGAGCACTAGGTGGCACAACGACAAAAAGTAGGTTTGCATAATGGCGGCGGCAAATGGTGTTCCTATCAGGCTGGTTCATGACAATGGGCAGTTGACTGAGATAAACGCCACTAGCATGACCATGACAACACAGAGAAAGACAGGTGGTATGCCCACACCTTTCACTGGTGGTATAAGAGTAGGACTTGACCTGAACATGAACAAGTCGATGATACTAATCAACGCAGTACTTACTGACGACAGGAATCTAGTGGGTTCTAGTATTGCTTCCAAATCAAGGATAGATTTCTCTTTCATCCTACTAGGAGGCCAGATTCAGAGTTACCTAGATGGTGGTGGTGCTACTAATTCCAACATAGCCAAGTTGTTCAACAATACTTATTTTGAAGGTTCAGACGAGTTCAGTTTCTCTACCATACAGTTGACATCACATGACGGTACAACCTTCGTCATTAAACTCCAGAAACTCTCATCGGGCACATTCACCAATACCACCAACACCGATTACATCATAGGAATCAACCCTGCGGGTTCACTGACACACGCAGGTTTAGCCACTGCTTTCACAGACCTGATAAACAACACAACCAGTTTAGCGGCAAAGTTCACCGCATCTAAATCAGATTCAGTTACCACAGGTGAATCCAACACCATAGTCACCATAACACAAAACACAGTAGGTGAGGATGGAGACAACCTCACTCCTATATTCTCACGGAAGCCTAACGGATACAGACCTCCCCAACATGAGAAGTTCGCAGGTGGACTAACCGTCTCCAAGAGGTCAGCAGGAGACAAGGCGATGGACCTATATGGCATTATGAACAACTCCAAGAAAGAAGGTATTGAGAAGTTCGCTCTAGGGTTAGGTATGGTAGTAGGAGGAAGTGCTGCTGCCTTTACCGGAATCGGTGCTCCTGTCGGTGTTGGCGTAGCGGCAGCAGGTGTGGGAATTATGATGGACGGGGCAGGTAGAGGTAGCGGATACATCAAGGGTATACAGATACCATACAACTCGACAATACAAGCGGATGGCGATAACTTCGTCTCTCGCAACTTCATCATGCCGACAGGCTTCGGCAAATCATTCAAGGACAAGAGGAGCGATAACAACTCCAATCCAGCAGGTGCTACCTTCACAGGCAACACAACAGGCATAAAAGGCACAGTAAACAAACTAGACATCACATACAACGCAGGCGAGAATGTCTACGACATTGTGATGAACTTCGTACCTGTGGACTTCTTGTTGTGATATCATGCCTATACTCGGACGCTCAAATCACGCTTTCTTGTTTGACGGCGTGTCAGACAGCATAGTAGTACCACAGGGCACTATGAGCCGCTTGGGAAAGCAGACATCAGATGGCATTAAATCGAAGGTAAACATACTGGGTGAAAAGCAACACATAGAGGGCGAGGGTACACTGTCTGGTGTACTGAGTACTCAGATATGCATAGAGGCTTGGGTCATACCTGATTGTGGCGGTGTCGTGGTAGAGAAGGAAGACCAGTTCAAGTTATCATTGGGCGAGGTAGACACACCCGGTCCTGCGACATTCGAGGTGTTTCTGAACACTGATGCGGGTCAAGAACATCATTTCCTATCAACAGGAACGAAAGTCTCTGGGAGAGGATACGAAGGTGTAGTGTATCCTGCTTCAGATTTCGGCGGTATACACTCGTCTTACAACAAGTACAGCGGCTCACACGACGACCCAACCACGCTCAACACAGACCAGCGACCACTGATGCACATAGTAGCAGCAGTGAGAAACAACTCCATAGAACTCTACATCAATGGTGAACTCATGGTATCCAAGGAGTTGGTAAACAGAACCCTGAGCATAGCCAAGGGCAACGCACATGTGTATGTGGGTGGTAAAGGAGGACAATTCAGGGGAGTGATGGAGTCACTTCACATCTCTGGTCACTTCGATGAGGGTACTATAGAGAGGTCTGCACCCATAGCCAACGAGAATACGTTGCTGCTTTATAGGTTTGAAGAACCAATAGCACCTATAGAGGATGTCTATACCTTCTCCTCGATATCAGATAACAGCATTACCATGGATGGACAGAGTGTTACCATATCCCAGATATCACTCAGCACTGCTGATGCAGTCAAACTAGCCAAGAAACTCACTGGTTTGGAAACGGTATCGGGTAACTACGTGTTCTCGAAGGACAGCACACACAAGTTCTCAGGAGGGGACTACAAGGTCGTCAACTACCTACAGAACACAGGTACTCCAACCACATACGCAGTCTCTCACACACCATACAACCTGCTCATCAATGCCGGTGCTACAGACAGAGATGTGTTCAAGCCCAACAACAAACCGCCAGAGAGAGTCAGGCTTCACAACATCAACACATCTACCGGTAACTGTCTCGTGTCCAGCGTGCATCTGGACTTCTCCAGTTCACTGAACGGACTTCGTAAGGCTCTACATAGCAGAACAGCGGGTGTTGACAACTACTTCGTAGTCATAGGTGCTGACCTACTGATAGACAGTGCCAGTGGTAGACCATACCAACCACCTCATCATTCCACACAGATGATAGACAGGACAGGGCAAATGGTGATTGACGAAAGTCAGTTTGGTTTGCACGGATTCGTCTACTCGACTAACATGGCAACAGACACCTCAGACAACGCATACGCAGTCACTTGGCCCACTGACGTAGACACATCTCTCCAATTGGGTCACAGTGGTAGACACACTCTCAACCACGTTGATGGTCATGATTTCCTCAAGATGATGCCAAGAGCACAGGAGGAGATAATCGACCAGCAGATAGACGGTTCTGCTGACATCATAGATGTGATGTACGATGTCTCCAAAGGTGGCATCTCCGACCAGATATCAATAAACAGCAGAGTCGATGTCTACAGAGACCAAGGTACGGTTCTGATTGACGAGTTAATCAATAACACAGAGGCACAAGTAGTATTTGACAACGGGTTGGTTGATGCAGAGAAAGAGGTGATTGCAATTGGTGGTCCTAGTTTCGACTATCTACCATTCATGCTGAAAGGACCTGTCCCACAAGACCTAGACAATCTGAACACAGAGACACGCAGACTTCACCTCAGACCCAGTGAGAAGAGCAGAATAGCCCTTCTCAAAGTTCCCGCACTGACTTCGTACAATCTTGCTCCCTTCGTCAAGGTCTACTACAATGCGATAGACCTTACTGGGGCTAGCATGAGCGGTGTCACACAACCCCTGCTGATGGTGGAGAAGACAGTACCTGCTGGTTCTACTATAGTCACCGGCACTACTACTGTCTTCAGTCTAATCAAAACTGCAATAGAGACAAGCACAATAAGGTCAGAGTTGTTCGCTGCTGGTGGATACATCGACTTCACAGATGTTGATGTTCTCAAGGGGTCATTAAGGCAGAACCACTCTCTGATAGGTGATGTCAGTGAGGGATATGAGTCAGACGACGAATTGGATGAGAGTCTCACACCAATCAACCACAAACCGATGACCCCCACCGGAATCACTGTAGATGGTAAGCAAGCCTCTGGTGGCGGTACTACCATCACCACCAACGGCACTAGCAGCGAGAGCAGCAACATAGCAGAGGGAGATGACATCTACAACTCAAACCTAGCATTTGTGGGCACAATAGCGTCAGGAGGGATAGGGGCTAACATCACCCTCACGGATAACCGTGCTGTTGCTATTACCGATGGAGAGGAGTTATTCATAGGTATAGGCACTAATGCACATCCTAACAAAACACCTCAGATAATCACAGCCTCACACACACCTACCACGAAACACGACTCTGTGTTTCACAAGATGGTCATAGAACCCAGCAGAAGCAAGAACGACTCCTTGACAGATAAGGGACTGTACTTCAGAAGAGAGCCTAGCGAGGTCATACAGTCACCATCCAACGGTGAGTTCGACAAAGCAGGCACTGCCTCTGGGACACACATATACGAAATGTTCGATATCATCGACAACCAATTTCAAGATGATGGTAGCGTAAGGATGTTCATACAACCCTCCGATAGGAGGAGAGTCAACCAACTCTCAGGATTGAGGTCGCAGTCTACCGATTTCAAAGAGCCTAACAACATCACCATGATGTATCTGATGAGCAGAGCCAGAATCAGGGCAGTGCTGGATTCTGACCAAGGTGGTGAGAGTTTCACCACAGTACGTTGTGTGGGTCTCACAGAATCGACAGTCAACAGGTCAGTAAACGTGAGAGGAAAGGGCAGTCCAGACTCACAGGTGGTCAAGGAGATAGAGCCTAACGCACCAGTAGTCACAGTCACCCTCGGTGGTCCGGGTCAGGGTGCTATGGATGTCAAACCCACATATGACCCAAGCCCGCTAGCCAGACTCCCGTTCTCCACGAGGAGGAACATGTGTGCTGTCGGTTATCTAGCGGTATCAGGCTCAGGGGGCGGTCGAATTGCAGTCAAGCCACTCAACAACAACTCATCAGACCTAGCATCTTGGGGCACATACGGATTCCCCAAGGCAGGCAGGGTCTACCTACAAGACGGTGCTAGTGCTAGATATGACAGCAAAACCTCATCAGAGTTTGTCTTCACAGACGCAGCCAGCGCAGGAGCAGGTAAGTTCCTACTAGCCAATGGCACTGAGTTCACAGACTTCTCAAGTTGGCTATCAGCCACTGACATCTCCAAAGGCATATCATCGTTAGAAGATATCAATGTCTCAGTAACACTGTTTGCAGACCGCTTCTTCGATGAGTCATCACTCGCTGAGGATGGCTCTACCATCAACGACAGGATGTTCCAAGGCATGAGCGATGTGCAGCATGACTACCAACTCGGCACTCAATACGCAAGCACAAGGGCGATGGTAGAGATACCGTTCTTCGCAAACCAGTTCTTCGATGACGTGCGAACGGGCACTTTCCCCGGACCAGACAACTCGTTCAAGATTCACATAGATGCTACACACACCCCACACACGTACAACCCAAGTCCTGTGGGTAGGAGACCGAAGGGTGTAGAACCAACAGATAGGGAAGCGATATCAGCCTACACCCTAAACAAGAGGCAGAACCAATACGCCCCCTCGACAAGAATCACGAAAGTGACATCCAATCCATCCTTCTACTTCATTCGTGTAGAAGACATCGGAATCTTCCCAAGACCGCAATATGGTGCTCTACTGATGAATGAAGATAACACCGACGACGAGAACTATCAGAATGTCGATAATGTCAGGAACTACAGGAAGGTCTTCCTACCCAGTGGTGAATGGGCATACTACGTCCAAATATCGACCACTGTGGGACAAGCATCACTCTACATACCTAAGGACAACGGTGCAGAGAATTGGGCATTCTCGTCAGGATTCCTCGATGAGGCTGTTGTTGGTGCTTCAATAACTACTGGTGGACCTTCACTTCCACTGGAGGGTATAGTTCCCATAGGCTCTGATGCCTTCACACCATCCTCGGATTTCGAGAACAGGTCGGAGTACTACCACGACTCAGCCAGCGTCAAGACACAGGGAGGCAATGTGGACTACGGAATGCGCCAGTACGTGAGCGCAGTGGAGTTCAAGGAAGGTCCTGAGTCCAATCCACACGCACCTAGGATAGTCTCAGGCAGGGCTGTCGGCAATGTGGTCACTGCCGCACACAAGAACCTATCAGGCGGGAATGGTTCTTTCATCAACCAAGTCCTAGTCACCATGTCTGACGAGGACATGGACCTCTTCCCTGACTTGGACTACGAGGACATGAGCACGTACTCCTTCTCCTCAGGTGAGTTCCTCTACGAAGCAGAGACCATACTAAGCGACGGCACTGTTCAGAAATTGCATTACTACGGAAGACTCACCAAGAACAGCATCAGCGACACCATAGCACCCAATGTCTTGGTGTTCGTATATAGAGCAGCATCATCATCCACACCTTCTTGGGTTACAAATCTACCCGGCAAGGAGTTGAAACTCATTAGAAGGGTGAGGGATATCTTCGGTGCTGTTGACGGGGATGACGGCAACAACGCAGCCTTGAAGGAGGCCAACAACGAGAATATAGCCAAGACTTTCAAACCCACTGGTGACGATGCTTGGACAATTATAGCGGCAACAAACAGTGCAACTGTTACAATTGAAAATAGTAATGGAAGACTCGCTGGTGCTAACACTCTAGGCTTGAATCTAAGAATAGGCGATTTGATTTACTCAGAGGAAACCGCCAGCAAGATACTCTTCATAGGTACAGTGGCTGCTATAGAAGATTACGATAACGGCACATATGATGTCACCCTGACAGCCAACGCTGCTAACGCTGCGGCAGATGCTGACGACGTACCACTCAGGCTTTCCATAGCCAACGCATACGAGGAAGACGCTGACGCTATTCTCAACAAGTCTTGGAACTATCCATATGCTGCTGGTGGACTGAGAAGCGGTGATACGATATGGGCCAACATGACAATCAACAACCCCTATGCGACAGAGGGATTGTTCTCCAAGAGCAGAGGTGTGTTCAATGAGGCTCAGGTATGGAAGGGCTTCAACGGTGGTGTGGCTAGTCTCGCTGCATCCAGACCTAGGGAGAGCGTGCCATTGGAGAACTTCCTCATCGGTGACACCTGCCTTGAGACAGCGATAAACTACGCACAGCACGTCAATCAGACAGTCAAGGAGAACTACAAATCACTAGGACTTGATGAGGCAGATGCACCCAAGGTGGCTTACGTTGACCCCTATCTGGCTGACGATGGGCATGCTAGGGTGCTTCTCTATGACGTTGCTCATGACAAGGAGTTCATAGCATTCCAAGACCTACACATGCAGGTTCAGACCAGCGCTGATGCAGTCACTATCGGCAGACCGAGGAACATGGTGGTGGGTAGCGGTTCAGCACCAGTGGACTTGGCTGAGTACACTGCTACCTTCAACGGTGGTGGACCATCATGGATAACCACCCAGATTGACGTAGCCAACGGTTTCCCAAGTGAGAACAGGTACATTCGCTCGACACAGCAGTCCAAGTTCATAGAGAGTGCATACTCGCATGACCTAGCCAACAGGATAGGCACTAACATAATGACAGCAGTCAACGGGACTCTACCATCTAACCTACCTGCTAGCGCAACCACATCCTCATCACCGGGAATATACGGCAAGGCTCACGGCCATCACGTACATACTGGGTACAGCATATTCGGTGAGGCCAACAAGTACTCAATGGGAGACAGTGTTCTACCGAGGACAAACGACTCGACAGTCAATCCATTCACAGCGAACAGCGACCATGCATTCTCAAGGACCAAGAGGTCATTGACCGAGGCATTCACTGCTGCACTCGTCAAACTGAGAACAGACACCAGCGGTGCTACACTGAGAGACCCGTCAACCTTCTTCGACACACCAGACGGCACTCGTGTCATACCAGCCTTCCTGTGCCTCAAGGGGATAAGAGACACACCGCTAGACCTCACAGGGCATGAGGAGAGCAGGCTACAGCATCTGAAGCAATGGACGGACATGGATTTCCTGAGAAGACTCTCGATAGACTGCGGCGCTGTTGCAGGTAAATCCGGTGTGGTATCCATAGAATCAGCAACTCAGGAGATTGTCAGGCAAATCAACCAATCAGGCGCACCCAAGGGACAAATCGTAGTTGACAAAGACACTACTGGTAGTGCCCATGACCCCGCTCCCTTTTGGGATACAGACAAGGCGTTCTCCTCTCGTGATAGAGGAACGCACATGGGATACGTCAGAGCACACATGGGCAGGGAGGTGCAGGACAAGAACGGCAACAGGGGATTCACCGTGGTCATACACAGCACCGTTCCGGGTGCTAGTGGTAGGAACTTCTGCGTATGGCTAGACAACAGCAAGGGGCAGAGCGTCTACCAACCAGACTTCCTCATAGGACATGGTGGTAGATGGCGTAACTTCTGGGCGCTTCCTGAGGAGAAGGAGGGTGAGAACATGCACCCTGCACCCATGCCACTCAACAAGCACGGCAGACCGTTCGCACCGATAACCACTCTCACACAATACATAAATCCAGAGGAGACGGGTGAGGATGTAATCAGCACGACTGACTTCACTGATTCTGACGATGACAGCAGTCCTGTCATCAGAGCAATATCAAATGCCTTAGGTGGGGGGCAGCAGTTCAACACAGTCAATACAGAGTCATTCTCCACAATAGGCTCATCATCAACCATAATACAGGGACTCAGAGTCGGTAAGAACTCCTTTGGTAGAGTGAACTTCGGTGGGCTGGTAGCCAGTGGCGTACCCGGTTTCTCACCAATAGCAGGACCTTGGGGCTTTGGCAAGAAGGGTTCTCAGTCATTCCGAGACACATACGGTAGGTCGAGCGTGGCAGTAGCCTACACCGACCACACAGATGCGAATCAACTGAAGTCCGACACACTAGGTGACTCACCGATATACGGACTCAAACTCACAGACCACAGGGGTGGCAATCATGGTATACGATACATCTACAGAGGTGCAGGACTAGGTTTCGCAAACGACAACACAGTTCTCCCAGACACCATATCCAACGAGGTCTGCGTCTTCTTCGATGATAGGGATATGGCTCAGGGTGGTTTCACCATAGGCAAGCACATGCGTGGCAAAGGTGATGCCACTGGTAGAATGGACACCAGCAATGCCAGCACTATGACTCAGAAGGAGTGGACTGGCAACAGATGGAGAGGTGTGTCTGCACCGAATATAGCGGTCAACTGTGGAATAAGCAGAAGCAGTACCACTCTCACGGTGTCGTTACAAGCGCCATTCAACAACGCTAGTGGACTTGTACATCATGATGTGCTTGGCTACCTAGGTTTCCCACTAACCGACGGTATGATACAGGTGACTGATTCTGGAGGAGGCAACGAGGGTATGACCTATTCCTATACAAGGAGAACGCAGAACGACAAGGACGGTACTCACCAGTTCTTCGGTATTGCTGGTGATGAGGTAGAACACACATACGATACTGCTGGATACCTCATTAGTCCTGTACTCAATTGGACCACACTCGTGACTGACGAGTTGATGGCTGCTGTCACTACTGCTGCAATCAATGCGACAACGAGCCAGTTGATTGAGGGAGTGAACTTCGACTGCACCGAGATGTACGCCACCAACGGCAAGACGTTCGGTGACATGGGTGTGTCTGCCGATGCCATCACCATACGAGCATTCGACCCGACCAAGAACATCACTCCCATATCAGACCTCTTCAGCGCATCCATACACAGCGACTTGGGGATACAGGCAGCACACGTCGAATTAGGAGAAGTGGAGAAGACTGAACTGCTATCAACAGGTTGGGCTTTCGGCACATCAAGAGCCACAGCAGATACAGACATAGAGACCAACAGGAGGATTGCCTGTGGCTACATACCCAAGACCGTGCTACAGATAGCCACCAGAAGCAGAGGGCCTAACGGCAACACAGCCACACCAGTGCTGGTTGACTCCCTGAACAACCCCGTTGACATCAGCGATTGGAGGAAGAACCTGAAGGGTGAGAGTTTCACACGCCACAGCGGTGACCACATCCTGCCTATGATAAACAACCCGACTGCTATGTTCGACAAGAACGCAACAAACACCGACTGGGAGGCAGATAACACTCAGAACATCACACTAGACCACGAGATGTGGAACTTCCTCATACCAGCAGGACAAGAGGGTTCTAGCAGCAGGATACCATCCTTCGGTGAGACCAAGACCATCTTCATGAATGACAAGAAGTCTGTCACTGTGGAGAGCCTCAACGGTGGAAATAGCACGACCAAGTTCGTCTGGTCAAACTCATCGGAGGACTGGCCTGCAACTGAAGTAAACGACAACGTAGTCTTCTCGCACTGGGCCACTCTGGATGTGACCAAGCACTTCGATGGACTGCGCTCGCTAGGCAGCGTGTTCTCCGAGCCATACGTGTTCTTCAGAGGAGGGAAGAGCAGCACTGACCACAGCGTGCCCCTGTTCTTCGGTGGTGGATTCAGCGGTGTGACGCTCGACATCAACGACGGTACGAAGAACGACTACTCCTCATTCTACACACACCCGTATGCGAATGGCCCTACAGGAACTACAGGCATACAGAACGCCAACGAGATATCCACCAGTTTCGCCCTGCTTGACGGCAATGCGATGTTCGCCTTCTTCCCCGGTGCTGCTTTATGTAATCAACACAGGGGAAGCATACTACCACCGATGTTCAACAGGGACAACATACTGTCCCCAGACATATCGAGGGGTGGTGTGACAATCAACAGCAGTCACCCGAACAGCACCCCTTACACCAACAACTCCGGCACTAATGTAAGAGTGCAGAAACCCAGCCCACTGATTCTGAGGTTCGCACATCCCACCGCCAGATACGAGGACCACAAGGACGCTAGTGTGGAGAACAAGACGACATACATCATCTTCGGACCGGGTCAGGCGTTCCCATTCGCACAGGAGGTAGCAGACAACGCCGGTAGTTACAACATCAAGCAGCCTCATCCGGGCAGGGTCATAGTGAACGGTAACGGGCACAGCAAAGTACCCAAGGCGACTGATGCAAGGAGATTCCCCAACCACATAGAAAGCGACGGGGTGTTGGCCAATGGTACATTCGGTGATGGCTACTTCATGCCTGAGGCCTCTGCCTACCAGTTGGCAAGAGGCAGATTCCACTGGAGGACTACTCTCAATTGGGAGACACCACAAGGCAAACCCAACCTAGCGATACTCAAGCAGTCACAGGCATCAGGCAGGATGTACGGTAATCACTTCAATTACAGGACAGCGACATCTGGCATAGATGACGATTTGAAGAAGGCCCACCCAATGAGACACTGCTCAGTGATTGGCCACGGTGTAGCCATGGCCGCAGACATGGTGTATCACATGGATGGTGGATACCACCCCGGTGGTCATTGGATGGACAACCAAATCACATTCAACCCCCCACACCCCAAGGGCGAAACCATACTACAGAGATGGGGTAGCGGTTCAGCGAACACAGTGCTACATCCAAGCGCATACAGGGTGGCAGGACCAATCACCACCAAGGTACTGGCATACAGCGAAGACGTTGCCTCTAGCGAGGTGGACATGGAGTACATCATCGTGGATGCCACGAGATGTCAGAACGGTGAGGAACTCGCCACAATAGTGGGTTCTGCAATCAATACCTTCCCCGGCGCTGGTGCACTCAAGGCCATGGGTGGTACACACATGCCATCAATGGGTAATGCGATGAGGCAAGATAGGTATGGTTGGATTGAGAGTACCTTCGTATCAATAGCCCAGACAGGTGATACCACTGCTGAAAATCCATCCGAAAACCATCTCACAGTATACATAGATGACACTTTCACTGGAAGTGAGGAGATACCTGCATGTGGGTGGCTCAGGACAAACTCTTCAGGTTTCGCTCCCTACTACGCCAGAGAGGTGTTCGATGACAGTGGAATCAAAGTCAAGTTCTACCTTGCACCTAATAGAATAACTGGACACATGAAGTTTGAGGACAAGGTTACTTGGAGTAATAACAGCAAGTTTGCTACACCATCCACAGGCTCTATATGGATTTGGTCTAAAGCAGGCGTTCACAGATTCAACAACGAGAATGACACTGGTCGTGACCACATGTGCCAGACTCACTTCTCAGGTCTGGTAGATGCCATAGACAGGACAAGACCGATAGGTGCGGTCGGTTGGGCAGGAGAGAGATACTCCTACCTCAACAGCCTGAAGGTTGGTACACAGGGATATGCCGCTGGATTAGGTGCTTGGCATCCGATGCTCGGCTTCTCACCGTATGGTAGTGCATCCTCGGCAATCACAGCATTAGGTCATCTACCCGTTGTTGGCGCTATGGTGCACAGCCCTGAGGCATCACCACCAATAGATGGAATGGGTGCTAATGGAGCAAACCTGATGACATACCTAGGTGACCCATACAGTAATTCCACTGGATTTAGGGTGAATCTTGATAGGCAGGCTGCTTATCAAATCGGGCACGATGTTTTCGTTGCCCCCCACACGATACACACCAAGCCTCCCACGTACATCGACACCACTCTACCTGACTTCATGACACACCCACAGGGGGTGTTCGGCAGGGCATTCATAGTGGTGAGTTACGAGTGTGAGAGTGCTCTCGTGGCTAAGTACGACAGGGACGGTATCACAGGCCTAGGTGATTGGCTGCAAGTCAAGGGTGCTGCTGCTAACAGTGTAGCCAACCCCATCCACTATGCTGGTACTACGAGGTGGGATGAGCGATTCCACGGTCAAGACCGATTCATAGCACCAGCGAACGCAGGTCCTAACGTAGAGGCGATGGTACACACCACACCTACTGTCAAGACTATCAGTGATTACACGACGGACCATGTGCTGGACACGACCTTCGATGCGGAGTACTTCCTGCACGGCACTGCTAGCAACTCCACTCTTAGAAACGCCATACCCAGCCTGCACAAGACAGGCGACCTGATATTCGACCTAGACCACTCAGTAGGCTCTTTCTTCCTTGAGGAGGATGGTGTGGAGAGAAACGTCGCAGCCGACCTATACGGTAATGGTATTGGTGGTAGTAGTGGTGAGGACTTTACACAGTTATACGATGACAGCGGTACACCATCACACGACGACTTCTGGGTCGGTGATGTGAATGCATACGACCTGTACAAGAGGTCAGCAGCGAAGAACTTCTCGATAGAGCACATAGTGTGGAAGAGGATGGATGGTGGCAACCTCTCTCTACCAGCGGTCAATGCACGTGGTCTGGGCGCTGTGCCTTTCGTGAACAGGGTGAGTGGCAACAACGCCTACACCATGGGTGAGAAGATATACGGCAACGTCAGATTCACGTTCGAGACCACCAACAGTGCCATGCTACCAGTGCTACAGGCACAGGAGTTGAATCACCCTCAACTCGCATCCAAGTTCCCACTCAACATACAGAACGTCTTGGAGATACCCAACGAGGAGATGCAGTTCGGTGAGATGACCGTCACTGACGATTCAGGGCAGGAGCACGTCCTTGAGGGTGGCAGTCCTCTGGGTACAATCATACGTGGTTTCAGAAAGGTCACTGACAGGCAAACGAAGGGCATGTCCCCTGCTCTCGCCAACAGCGACGTTGCACCCAACCTCAAGATACAGTTGCCTGACCCCAACTCCATACCCGGCAACATCGTGGTGAGGTCAGGGTTCGACAGGTTACAGGCGTACCAGAACGAGACCATGGGTTCTGGTGGCATGATACACCCAGACCTGAATGAGAACTACATAGGAAGCCTGTTCGATAACTCAGTGTCCAGTCCACGCACAGGTCCTACATACGAGGACCACAACTGGGAGCACATCGACGTGCTGACCAAGGACAGCACCAATGCTGGTTGGAAGGAAGCGACCAACAGCGCACCTCTGCAATCCAGTTACGAGCAGCATGACAGGACACTGTACTTCCATGTGACGAAGATGGGACACAGCAGCACCGAGAGATACCCCACAGAGTACACTCATGCAGGCGGTGTGGTAAGTCAAAGCCTCACAGTCAGTGGTTTCAGCGGCACTATACTCACTGTGTCATCCACCGTAGACTCCTCGATATACGACGCTGGGTTCGGAACTAAGGAGGTAGGCGACAACAGACGCTTCCTACGCCTTGCTACTAGCACTGACTCAGTGGTGGTCTCTTACACAAACATCAGCGGAAGCACGTTTGAAGGGGTGGTAGGAGACGTGGACTTCACCACCTTCCTAGCAGCGAACCCACCAGCCTCGACTACAATCAACATCTCACCATCATACTACATTCCAGCCGGTAGCAATCGCTTCTTCGCATCTAGAAGGCTACGTGACCACGCAGAGGTAAGTGGTAACTCACCAGACATGGCTAAGACGGAATACTCCTCAGGAACATACGGTACGGTCAATGCCAATACCCTAGCATACAACATCTACAACAAGCAGGTATTGACACCAATGCCTCTACCACGCATGGGTCATCACTTCGTCACACCGACAATGCCTATGCTTCCCGGTCACTGGGCACACCCTGTTTACCAGAGTCTATTCACGATGCACAGAGCAGAAAACGCATCACTGCGAGGCTTTGCTGACAAGAACATACTGGCTGATAGCGTAACTGCCACCATGAACAAAGCAGAGTTGACTGCTTTAGCGTCAGGCGCAGTAGTAGACCAGTTCAACGTCCACGACCCTGAGTTGGCATTCAGTGGTGTAAACGCTGCTCCATCGCTGCCCAGCGATATCCATGGAGGTGCGTTTACGCTTATGTTCGAGACGGGTATCAAATATGATGGTTACGGCATTCTCGCATCTACAGGTGACGCAGGTACGGTAAATCAACAAGGTGGACACACCATAGTTCTTGAATCCGCATACTACTACACTTTGGGCAAGAACTTCCCAGACCCTGCTGAAGTGGGTGCATATCAGATTGTGATACAACCCAACACTTTCTCCACGCAATTAATCGGTTTCCACGCAGATGTAGGTGCTTCCACACAATCGCTGACCAGTCAGCAGGTACATACGGTGATAGGCAAAAGACCTGCCAACAACACTCTAGGCACTGTTTCCCTGATTCTAGCACAGGCTACGCAGGCTGATGTCAGAGGTTGTGAAGTGTTCATCAACGAGGCAATGCTTGACATAAACCCGGACCACGGCAGCCAATTCACCAACTTACCACCCTTACTATTGTACAATCAATTCGGGGTAGAAGGCACGGAATCACCCGTTTTCACACGTAGAGCACTACCGTACACACCGGGTCAGTTCAGGAATGCCACGCCCGGATACACAGTCAGCACACCTTGGTGGTCGTTCATCCACAAGGTCGCTCCAGACGACAGTTCCTCTAACAATTTCAAACACATAGCACTTCATCGCCCAGATAATTACTATCAGATAAAGAGAAGTACCTTCGGAAGTATAGGAGTACAATTAACAATTGCAGGATATCCTTCAATATATCCAAATATATATTCACATATATTACAAAATACATCTCTAAATCCAAAATGTATAGTAAAAAGTATTGAAAGTGCAGCAAATGGTCTCAGAACAATTACTGTAGATGATGCAAGTAGATTCCCAGAGACTCCACAATACTCAGAAGTACTGGAATATACAGATTC